CACTAAATTACCAATTAAATCTTGTAATTTTTCTATAGCGGCATTAAATTTATCTTGTATTGCTTGTCTCTTTTCAGCTTCTAGTGCTTCTTCTTTTGTTATTTGTGCTAATGATTTACCTTGCTCTTGAGCTATTTTTTGTTTTCTCAATTGATCTGATAAAGCATCTGCGCTTAAACCTAATGCTTTAGCAAATGATTCTTGAGCCAAAACGTTCATGTTTTGGAATTTTTCAAGTGTCATCCCCTGATTAGCAAGTTCTTTCATTACTGTTACCTGATCACCCATTAACGCTGCTGCTCTTGCTCTTTCAAGATTTAGTTGTTGGCCTGTTAATAGTTCAGCTTTTAATTCATTTTCAATTGATGATTCAAATTCTAATAATTGTTTACCTTGGTCTTTAGCTTGCTCAAGTGTAGTACCTAATGCTTGAGCTTGTACTACTGCTTTAGTTATTTCAGCTGGGTTGTTTTTAAAGTTAATAGCTAACTGACCTGATACTTTGGCTACTTCGGCCATTGTTGTTTTGAAATTAGCTGAGCCTTTAACTAGATTTCTAGTTGAAGCAAATGCCCCAGCCATCTCATCGTTAATTTGAGATGATGCTTTTCCCGTTAATACTGAAAACTTGTATATCCCTGCTGCTTCTTCTCCTGATAAACCAAGTTGTTTGGTTAACATTATTTGGGTTTCAAGAGTATCTGCTGAGTATTCTGCTACACCACCTGTTGCTGCGTTTAATTCAGACATTGCAGCAGCCGCATTCTTAAGAGTAAAGTTTAAATTACCTGAGCTGTTGGCGGCGTTTGCTAGATTTTGGGTTACTCTGTCTGCTTGGTCTGCTCCATAACCTAAATTTTTACCTGCTTCTACTGATACTTTATTGAAGCGGAGGCCAGCGTCTAATATGAATTTTAATATGCCAAGAGTAGTGAAATAAGTTAATTTAATATCTTCTAATTTCTTTTTAAGAATTTCGGATATATTATTTTGTTTTTTCTTTTCTTCTGTTGTTCGTTGTAAATTATACAGAAGTGTTTGGGCTTTATCTATTTCTTGATCTGCTAGAGTATTAGCTCGTAGTGCTTCTCTTATTTTTCTCTCAGCATTGGTAAGATTTAATCTTTGAGCTCTAGCTAGATCTGTCTCTAATTTTATTCTGTTTAATGCTAATTTATTACTTTCTCTTTGTAATTCACCTAATTTGTCACCTACCTTTTTACTGATATCCTTTCCTTTTTCAAACTCATTTAACCATTCTCTGGTTCTATCTTTTGTATCCGATAGTTTATTTAATATTCTATCATTAATAACCCCAGCAAGATTATTTAAGCTAGCTTCAAGTCTATTGAGATCTTGTTCTATTTGTGGATCAACTGCCATACATCAATATTATATCATATAAATATTAAGGCGCCTTACTTTTTAGGCGCCTTTGCAGTATAAGTTGGAGATATGTTTGGTCGTGCTATTTCATTTTTACCTTTATTACTTAACATGTTTTGTTGCTTATCTGCTGCTTCTTTTTCCTTATCATAATGTTCTTTCATTAGATTAAACGTAGTTCTACGTAGCCACAACGGCATGTTATAAACAGTATCCCAGTCATAACCACCATTTCCATGAAATACTATTTCATGTATTTGTTTAAATAGAATCGGTCTATATTCCGGAGTCAGGCCAAAAAAAGTTAAGAGATATTGGAACTGCTATGCCCTCCCCTACATAGTTTTCATCATCTGGAATGAATTTTAATTCAATGTCGGGTTGTACTTTAGCATAATATTCACGTAATGCTCTTGCATCTGGGGCTAACATGTAGTTGTCTACAAAGTCGCGTATGCCTTTTTGTTCACGGTTGCCATTAACCGAAGTAATCATATACTTTAAACGAGTTGTTACATCGTATGAGCCGTTTGGATTTACTTTTTGTAGTCCTTTGATTTCTGCTTCGATTTTCTTTTCGTCACCATGTGTGAGTAGTTTGAATGTAACTGTATTACCTGATTTAGGTAAACCAAATGTAAACTCATTTACACCATCTTTAATCAAAGATGTGTCTAGTTCTTTTTCTTTTAACGTAGATAAGTCAACAGTAGCTTCTAATTCTTGACCTTGGTTATTAACATATTTAAACGCATATTCTTGACCATAGCCTAAAATGCGAGCTGCAATTAATATTGCATTTTTGTCTCCAATTAATAAATCATCATAGTTTATTTTAGTGACAATAAGTGATTGTAATAATTTATCAATTACTGTACCATTCTTAATGAAGTTGGTGTTTGTGAGAATATCTTCTTCACGTGCTGTCATATACTTCATTTCAATTTTGCCTGATGATAGAGATGATTCTTTAGGATACAACAAACCTTTTGAAGGTAATGAAACTTCTTCTGTTGGAATTTTTAATTCTGCCATAAACGTATTTTATTTGTGTGTATATAAATATATGCAAAACAAAGATGTCTGCCAAAGGCAGACATCTCTTTAAAAATATGAATAATAAATCAGAAATTAAGGACGCAATAATCCATAGCGATAGTTACACCAAGTGTAATTGCAGCATCACCAGTTGCCCAATCATATTCACCAAAATTAGCTGTTTTAACATAAGCACCTTTGATAATCCATTCACCTACTATATCACCTACAGGACCTAAAACGTTCAATGTAAGATCTTTCTTGTAGAAATCAGAATAACCATCACGGCCTGTTACTGATTCGTGTGCTAAACGAGCCCACTCCATTACTGCTTGAGCACCTGATGGTGTAATAGGATCGTATAATTCTAAAGTCATGTCGTTCCATCTTACTTTACCTTTTACTTTACGGTAAACATTGATGTGTTCTAATATAATTTCACCAGCTTCAAATCCAGGAGCAGAAGCTTTCTTAATTAAGTATGCAGGAATACCATCAATATACATGATAAAGCGATTGGCCACTTTAGGCTCATACGCTGTAAACATGATTTCATTTGGATTTAATACGGCCATTTTATGTTATATTTTGTTGCTGTTAATAAATATTAACGGGCTGAATCCCTTATGCAGGGAATTCAGCGCCGGTTGGAGTTAAGTTAAAGTTCAAGATAATATATTCAGCTGTTTTAGTTGGTTGAATGTAAATTTGGCCTACTAATTGGTTTCTGTCGATCACTTCAGGTGTGTTGTTTGTGTCATCCATTACTACTTTATAAGCATATAAACCTTGACGTTGTACTACTGATTCAAGATAAGGATTAACTTGAGACAAGAAACGATTACGTGTTACAGCTGTATTTTGTTCAAATACTAATCCACGAGCAACACCACCAATAAATCCTTTTAATGCAATCAACAAACGACGAACGTTTACGCGATCAAGAGCGGTTGGTTTGCGTTGTAATGTTTTCTGACCCCAAACACATACTCCTGTTCCAGGGAATGTAGCTAATGGGTTAACATTTGCTGTGTATAATGTATCGCGATCTGTTTGAGATAATCTACGTTCTGCACGTACTACTGAAGGTACTCCACCTCTGTTTAAACCGGCAGGAGCAAACCATTCAGCGCCTACTTGGTCATTAAATGCTAATACACCACCTATTACTGTTGAAGGAGGACACCATACTGTTCTGCCTAAGTTATTGCTAAACAATTGAACCCAAGGCCAATATGTTGCTGCGTAGTTACTAGACTGACCAGCTGCTGTTTGTGTTGCTGCTGTTACTGTTTGACCATATCTTGTAGCATCTGTGATAGCGATTGCATCACCACGACCTTCAACTGTTGAAATCATATCGTCTGCTGCTGCTGAATCTAATGATACACCAGGAGCTAATAGCATGTTGTATTGATATTCGTCTTTATTTGATAATAATTGGAACGCTTCAACATAATCAGCAGGAGCAAATCCTTGGATGTTGGTTAAGCTGATGTTTTCGTTCATGTTTTTAACTTGGTTTGTATCTGCTACACCACCACTAAATCCACCATTGTATGTACCAGTACCTACTTGAGGTAAGCTTCCGCTATATTGAGATACTTTAAAGTTACCGTTGTTGTCGATTGAATCTACATTTGGAGTAGTTACTGATGCTACACGAACATATAATGAAGCATTAGGATATGTTCC